GCCCCTTGCCGATCTCAAAGGTCGCGTCGGTGCCGCTGTCCGTGACGAGGGCAAAGGTTGCATTCGTGTCCGATGTGTACGTAACGATATACCGGGGATTTGCACCCGCCCCTGAATACGTGACCTTAAACGGGTCTGTCTGTGACAAGCCGGTACTGCTCACGCCCTCCGTTCCTATGTCGTGCCCCCCGTTCGCCGCCATGAGGATGACGGCTTTTTGCACTTCAGACAGGTGATCGGTGTCATCGGGAAAGTAGGATATATGCGCCCCATACTTCGCCGCCTCAGTAGTGTAATGCCCGAGAGACGTGCCTACCCCGCTCGGTCCTGTGCCATCCGTGGAGTGGTTGGAATCGACAGCAAAAAGGGTGAGGATAGCCACATTTCTGCCCCGAAACATGGGATTGATATTGTTCGTGCTGTTATTCTGCGTGACTGTGCCGGATATTCCGTAGCCGCCTGCACGCCACAGGTTGCCATTCACCGGGCTGTTATTCAGGGTGAGAGAGCCGCCCGTGCGTGCTACCGTGTAGACGCTCACATTCGTCAGTTTGCCGGGAAGAACGGGCGTGTTGTTCAAGACGACCGTCCCGTTCGTGACGCTGAGGCCCGTAGGGGATGACGCGCCTCCAAGGATAAGGCCGTTATTGATTGTGTGATTCCCGGTTGCGCTTGTGCTTTGTATCGCCTGATCTGTCCCCGAGCCGCAGTCTATCCACTGGCTATAATTCCAAACGGTAGTCGCGTCGGCCAACACGGTGGAGCCACCACAGTTTTTTGCGAGGAAACGGTTGACCGTGACAGTACCGCCGCCCCGTGCATGGAGAGGCCGCCCCGTCCATCCGTTCACGGTTATATCGTTCACGTTGAGAGACGAACCGAAGGCATAAATGGCTACCGATGTAGCCGCGCCTCCCGTGGTAATCTGGAAGTTCTCAAGGGTTGAACCATTGGCACCAGCACCATTACCGTACAGGCCATTGCTTGCGCCGAATGTCAGAATGGCGGTTTCGCCTGGATAGCTTTTTATGGTTATACGTTTGGCAAAAACAGTTTGTGCGAACGGCCCATGAGTGCCGCCACGAAGATAAACGATATCCCCATCAGACGAGGCTTTGGTTGCAATCGTGTAATCTGCGAGACAAGGAGCAACCAAAGAACATGTTGTTCCTGAACCTGTCGGGCTTGCATAGTACGTCGCCCCCCAGCACCAAACCGGCAGGAGGAGGAAAATGAGGAGGAGAAAAAGACGTTTCATCTTACCACCCCGACCTGAATCCCACGCCGTAGGTGCAGCTGCCTGATGACGTGACTACACAGTAAATGCCCGTCTCGCATGCCCGTTCAAGGGCCGAAGCGTAACAGCTCTGTGAGTTTGCGGGTTGGCACACAAGAGTAGGGAATAGCGCCGTGCCCGAGGCCGAATTGGAGGAGTCGTAGCATTTCAGTGCACAGTCATTGGCTCCATCGTTTGTGACCGCAATGCCGCCGCCAAGAGTGGATTTACCGACGTATATGGCTCCCGTGGCCGTCTTGTCACCGGACGGAAAGAACGGCCCAGCGAACGAGACGCCGACCATGGCCAGAACAGCTACGATCAATACCAGTACAAGAATGGATTTTTTCATAAGTCCTCTCCTTTTTGTCATTTCTACCACCCCAGCTTAAAGCCGAGTCCGTATGTGCAGCTTCCAGAACTCGTCACCACGCAATAGACGCCGTTCAGAGCGCCGCGTTCCAAGGACGACAAGAAGCATGTCCTGGAGTAATCCTTCAGGCAGTGGATCTCGGGAAAGAGCGTTGTTCCCGAAGCGGCGTTCGACGAGTCGTAACATTTCAGGCTACAGTTTGCCGAGCCGTCATTGGTTACAACGATCCCGCCGCCGATCATGCACCGGGATGTCGCCACCGCTCCCGTAGCGGTCAGATCCCCGGTTGATGTCCATGGCTGAGAAGCCGTCACCATCGCAAGGATATCAGCGATCGTCACCCTTTTCGTTATTCCGGATTGCACGATAGGGACGATGTCCGAACTGGAGATAGAGGCGCTGCCGTCCGGGAGACGCGATATTGTCGTGTCGGCGGACCATCCGGGGTACACAAGCGCGGCCATGATCACCAGCATCACCGATAAGTACAGGAGTTTTTTCATGACTCCACCCCCGGAAACGCAGGAACGTCTGCGAGAAAAGTCTCCAGCGTGAAATATGTTGGATTCCCCGCCGCCTGCTTGGACCATTCCGTTTCTGCAAAGTCCCATACCGCATCACCCCAGCGGAAAAGAGCCAGCGCCCTTGCTTTTCTCTCCGGATTGCTGCTGTCTTTCCACATCCCGGAGGTATGGAGGGAGTCGAAACCCAGCTCACGGGCCTTGGCGTCGAGGATAGCCTGTACCTCGTTCGTGGCACGTACTTTCAGTTTCAGGACATCCACGGTCCATTCAGACCCCGTCCAGATCGGATCGTCACACGGCACGAGATCGGTGCACCCAGCAGGGATCGGACCAAGTTCCGTTACCGTCATTGCCTCGGCTGTCGAGGTGTCGTAAATGGTCTTGCCCCTGTGGTCCTCGACATAGGTCCATTTGCCATTGACAAAGCAACATGCAAACCCCGCCTTGCTTGCCGGCGGAGCGATCTCGGTCGTGAACGCGGGAGAAAGAAATTTTCCCGGTTCCAATGGACTCGGATCGGCAAAGCCTTTTCCGACATATTCACCGGTAACTAGATGGTAGTTATATATTTCCATAGGAAAGTATCCTCCTTATCTGTATTTGATGAATGCGTAGAAGGTTATGTTACGCGGCCGGGTTTCCACACCTCCAAAAGGGTATGTTTGCTGTTCGGTGTTGCCTAAAATACCGCTCGCGTATGTCGCAGAAACCCCGCCAAACCCCTGGAATCGGTGGCTATGAGCCTTTATCTCATCCGTTTGCCATGAGCCGAAAACACGTCCCGAATCCACGCCCCTGCTGTCGTCAAAAAACCGTGGAAACTCGCCCCGTGTGTCGGGTACCCGGAACGTTGTCGAACCATCGCCAGTAGAAAAAGCTCCGGTATTCGTCGGACTCCAGTTCACCTCCGCCACAACGATGGAATTTGCCTGGGCCCATGCCCACAGGCCCGCGTATGTGGTCCGTGACAGGGCGGCGCCGTTGAGCTTTAGCTCATCTGCCTGAGGGGTCGGGGACAGTGAGAAACGTATGTCACCGGTTGCCAGCAGGGAGTTGACGTCGGCACGGGTGATGATATTGTCGAGAACGGTTATGAGGTCGGCCAGCACGGCATCAGACACCGTGTAGCCCTTTCCTGCCAAAGACTCCCCAAAGGCCGCCATAAAAGTGGATAGCTGGTAAAACAGCTTATTCCCCGTCTTCGATGGGAACAAAGAACCGAGCGCGGCACCGCCGGCCCTGAGAGTATCCACAAGCCACTCTGCGTCGGTGGCCTGGTTGTTCGCTCCGGGGTTCCACTGCTTTAAATTCGATGATCCTGGCATACTTCCTCCTTAAGTCCAGTAACCGGTATCAAAGCCGGCGATGTAGTCGTCGTCCCGGTCGAAGCCAAGCATCGGCAGCGTGCCGGTGTAAATATTGATAAGTACGCCCTCAGGCCTCGGGACAACGTAACCGTTCTGGATCAGGTCGATAATCTTCGACGTGAATTCACCATAGACGATAACGCTCATGGTCATGTCCTGATTGTCCTGCACGACGATGTTCCCCGACGGAAATATCAGTTTCCAGGCATCCTGAAGGCTGTTGATCTTGCCGTCCCAGTGGTTATTCAGTACCTTGCACTTCAGCAGCACACGGTACGTTTCGTCATCGAGCTTCGGGCTTGACCCGTCTGTAGGTTCAAAATTTACGTACCGGCTCTGTCCGAGGATCTGACCAACGATATCCAACTGGTCCCCCGTGGCCTCGTCGAGGTCGAAGTAATAGAACAAGGCGTCGATGACGTTGGTGACGTCCTGCAACTTGTCAAGGAACACCTGACCGAACGCCTTCAGTTTTGTGCTGTTCTGATACTGCGACGTGAACAGGCCCAAATAATAGGTGACGGGGTTGCTCGGCAGATCGGAGTCGTACTCGTTGGCGAGAAGATAATCTATCTCGTTTTCGAGGAGAATGCCGCCGATGTCTTCCTGTAAGAGCTTTCCCATTTACGTATCCGTAATCGTTATATTGTCCACATCGCCGCGCGTCGTCTCATTGAAGGCGATCACAATATCCGACGTCCCCTCAGACGTGACGGAATTCACCGTTATGGTTCCGTTAGCGCCGACACTCTGCACGACGGTCAGAACATCGTCGGCCTCGTACCCGCTTCCAGGGTTATTCACGACCGCATTTGTAATCACCCCGGCGGCTGCCGTGATGTCCACCGTCGCCCCGGTACCGCTTCCTCCCGTAACCGGGACGTCCGTATCCGTCGTATACCCAGTCCCGCCCGTTGTCGCGCTGATCGAGTCAAGACCCTGCTGACCGGCGGTGAGGGCCGTGATCGAGAACACAGGCTTCTGGATGTCTGTCACTCCCATGGCTACCGCATAGAGCGCGGAGAGCGTCAGATCCTCGCCGATCTCCAGAGTATCGAGATACTCGGCCAGGGCCTCCTTGATGTCGTCCGCAATCGCGCTGGTGTACCCTGTGAGCGGAGTGATGGTCAGGGAGAGATAGATGTCGACATACGTCGGCCTGTAGAAGTTGATGTCGATCGTAAGCCCGTAATAAGGATCGAGGACCGACGTGACGGTGGTCCCGTGCGTCCCGCATCCGCCGCTCTTGTTCGCGTATATGGCGTAGGCGACGTCAGCATCTTCTCCACCCTCGACGACCATGGAAATGGTATGCCCGGGAATCCCGTTGTCATCTTCCAGGTTGGTGTTGTTCTCATAGCCCTTGTGCCTCGTCACCCCGGAAACGTTGGCAACAGCAGCGACGGTCCCGGTGAACATGGAATGAGACGGCAGCTCCGTGCTGATCGCCTGGCGTGACCTGAGTTCCGCATCTGTCTCAACAGGCTGACCCGCCACGGCATCGACTGCGTTGGTGACGCTGGTCCAGCCGGACGTAGGGGTGACTATCTGGGAGATGTCGCCTATCGCCGCGTTGATCGCTCCGATCGTCTCGCAGGTGGCCGTGACGGTTACAGTCGTTCCTGGGCCGATGGTAACGGTAGTTGGCAGTTTCCATCTGTATCCGCTGAGATCCTGCACGATGCCGTTGGTGATGACGGCGCCTGAGGCACCCGTCAGCGTGACCTGACACGTGGAAAAGGATGGAGTCTTCCTGCGGATCCCGTTGAGCTTTACGATGGAATCAAAGGCGGCGCCGACGGCAGAAACCGGAGACCGGCTGTTGTATGCAAGCTGGATCGCCTGCATGGCGTCGTGTATTTTCAGCGCGAAGATGGACAGGAGCTGATAGTCGGCCGAGTCGTTCTCAAGATAGATATCGGATCCGTAGAGACCTTTGACATCGGTGATGATGGCTGCGAGAATGTCGTTGTAAACGGGTACGTGCAGGCCGCTCGAATCTACATAGGGCTTATTGTATGCCATCAGGCCGTTACCTCCTGGTTTGTTATAGCCGTCTGTCCGTAAATCGTGTCCACCACGCAATAGAACGTATACGCCCGGGTGTCGGGGTCATAGGAGGAAGACATATAAGCTATTTCCCGGACGTTGATCGTCCCAAGGATCCTCTCCTGGATGATCCTGTCAATGACCCCCTTCGGTGTCCTCATGCCGAGGATCTCCTGCCAGAGAGGCAGGCCGTCCGCGGGATCTTCCCACCATTCACCCCTGAGGAGTTTCAGGCGGCTTTTGATGGCCTGAGCGACGGCTTCGATGTTCGTCAGGTAATCGTTGCGCTGACGGCCAAAGCGGTAATCCCAGTTCTCATCGAGGCATCGGTAGTACATCGGCATCAGGGCCCCTCCGGAGGATCGATATCGTCAGCTATGCTGGTGATGATGGCGCCATTCTGCCATGTGTGGATCTCGTAGTTGGGGGCTCCAAGGCTCGTTATCCTTTTGCCGTATCCGTCGACGTCATAGGAGATGGAGGTGGTCGCGTGAAACTCGATATTAGCGGCCTGCACCCGGGCCTTGCCCTGGCCATCTATCTCCACGTACACATCGCCAGCGTCGTTGCGAAGCTGGGCGGCGTCCGTCTTATAATCCGGGAGCACCCGGGGTTGTGACCAGATCCCGACGATCGCGAAACCGTCGGACAGGTCATGGCGCCGTTTCTCCACCTGGTTCTGCACTCCGCCCGACTGCCACCAGGCGTCCATGCAGTTATCACCGAAGACGACGAGGCACTCATCACCGACAGTCACGGGCATGGTCAGCGTAAAGCCGCCGGCACGAGGCATGAAGATAGGAACGTCTACAAGCAGGGGGATGGTCTCCCAGGACAGATTGCCGTTGAGATTGACGCGCTCCCTGATCGCAACCTGGACAGTGACGGTCTGAGCCGCGGCGTTAAATGACTGGATAATTCCGGGGACCGCCACGCGCATTCTGGAGGTCATGGCCTCGACGGCGGAACGGACAGGATCTATCTCTACTCCAAGAAGCTCATTCAGGGGTATTTTGGTTTTTCCCATAACTCATGCCTTTCCGTTTAAAGTTTGACCTACATAATCAAACTGGGCCGCTGTTTTTCCTAACCAGCCGATAGCTATTACTTCCGTGTACCATTCATTTCCTCGCGTATCTCCTACATGGACCACGCTTGCAATCCTGTAAAGCCCGTCCTCATCGAGGCGGGTTTGAAGAACGCCAAGGCGTAATTTTTGCTGTCGAATAAGGGTTTGTTCCAATTTCACGAGCATCGCCGGATATTTTATATTCAGGCTTGGATTCAAAAGGGTCCGGAAGATAACCGCATCATGAGTCTGCTGCGGAGTTCCTATGAGGCCGTTTTCTGGACTCACGACGAAAGCTTCGTCTTCTGACAGATACACCAGCGATGAATCTATCTTGGCTATATTTGCTTCACCGTTCGAAACAAAGAATTGGCACCTGTTGTCCTGGGCATACTCTTGCAGGTAAGCTTTCGGTTCACCAAAATATACTCTCCCACGGGGAAGTTGCTTCTGATCTACTTGATCATCTATTTTTCCCAGACGGATCGCCTGGCGTGACGCGGCCGCCATCTGCTGGATGATGTTTCGCTGGTAGGATTTCTGCTCAACAGTCAGCGAAACAAAATTATCTGTAAGGAAGTCCATACCGTCAACGCAGTTCAGCGTAAGGACGGTATCGGTTACGCTCTCCCTGTCCCACAGGGCCTGAAATATCTTCCCGTTGAAAACAACCCCGTATACACCTTCTTTATATCCGGCCTCGACAATGACCGTGTATCCTCTTTCGATAATTGCGTTTTCACAGGTTGGAGCCAGATTAAAAAGGAATATCTCCGCATAGTAAATTGCTTTCAGCCCGCTGCGTTCGATTTTAAATGCCACGCGCAGCGCCTTCGGTTCGAACTCGCTGCTGGTCACTTCAAGCGTCTTGTCGCCTTGCTCGTTGATGATCGTCACCTTGTATTTCCTCAGGTACCAGGGGTATTTCTGCGCGGTCATATCGTGTCCCCCCAGACAAGAACGAAGTCGGTACCCAGGCTTGTGTCGTCGGGTCGATCCATGGCAACGTTCGTCACGTTGACCAGGAAAGCGCTGCCTATCCCGAGATGCGCATGCTGTTCGAGCAGGTTCCCGGAGGGAAAGTCTCCGCAGACCAGCGGGACAGAATCAAGCCAAATCTCTTTTGTCGCGGGATCGGAAATTGTCATCTGCCAGTATTTTGCGGTCTCGTTGTAACGGATGTTGAAATAAAGCGTGATGTTTGCTCCGTCCACGTTCAGTGTGCACTGGAAGGCCTGGTTCGGGCTGCTGTCGAGAGGGATCGTCTGCATGCTCATGGGATCACTCTCCTGCCCGGATCCGTAGACGTGTCTGTATATTTCCATTCTTCGACATTGCTCATGGGTGACTGCGGAAGGTAGCCATTCGTTTTGATAAAGCCGTAGGTCATGGTCTGGAGATCGGAGGGCAAGCCGTAGGGATACAGATAGCTCATGTAATCTTTCACAGTGGCCGATACCGAGTTGACGTATCCCGTGACCGTGCTCGCTGCGCTCCTTGCCGTGTCAACAACCGTCCCCACGGTTCCTTTGATCGTCGCCAGGGCTGAATCGGCAATGTTATTGGGCGAGCTTGCCGCCGGTACCTGTTTCAGGATCGACTGGGGCTGCACAGCCGCCTTGTCTGTCACCGGCACCGCCGTCTGTGACCTTTCGCTGTTGGACGCGGCCGCATTCTTCTTCGTAGCGGGGTTCATGGCCATGATGATCTGCTTGAACGTGACCGTAACCTTCAGGCCGTACTGGGTCTTAGCCTCGTCGGGCGCGTGAATGTGTTCTATGATCATGTTTTCATACTTGCCGAGCCTTGTCACGACGGTCAGTGGTATCCGCGCTTCGTGCAGTCTCTCCAGGGTTTTGTAGGCCGATACGGACTTCGACGTGTCACCCTGGAACTGGCCTGACTCATAGGCATCCATGGCATCGGACATGCCTATCTCCATGACCACCGTGGCAGGCATCAGGTAGGCATGATCAGAGATATTGGCGCCTGTCTGGACGGGGTGTTCCGTCACGGTCAACCGCCGTTCATGGTCGATCTTGAGGTATGCATCGAAGAAGTAATTCTTCTCGGAAGTGTTTTTCGGAGAAACGACGCGCCTGCCCGAGTCGGTCGACGTGTCGGTGTACTTGAATCCGCCGTCTCCCGGAGGAGGTTCATAGTTGGCGGGCTCCGTCTTCACTTCCTCGGATATATAGGTCTTGACGTAGACCGTGTCAGGGCCGTTCCATTGCGGAGGCCTCCACGGTTTGTTTCCCCCCTTCGGCATCGATGCCTGACCCTCGATTAACGACCGGATTTTCGAGAACGAAAGAAGGTTGTCGACAACGGGAAGAGATAACGCCATTAGCCCATCACCCCCGCAAATTCACGGATCTGGCGCTGTGTACGCCTATGTTCCAGATCCTCCATCTTTTTCCTAGCGGCTTCCGCTATCTGATCGGCTGACGCGTTCGGTTGTGTCACGTTCACCGTCACGTTATTAGTGGTGTTAGATGTCAGCGCGCCTTCCCAGTTCTTCCGGGATGAATCCCACGGCTGCCATCCGTAGTGGTCATAGAGAAACCGGGCAGCCTGAAAGTTCTTGGCAGGGTCGAAGAGGTCTTTTTGATCCTTGATTATCCCGGCGTTCTTCAGCGCCTGCTCGTGCAGCTGGCCGCGTATCTGGAACAAGCCGAAAGCTCCTGTTCCGCCGCCTGCGCGGTTGTGTGCGTTCGGGTCGCCTCCTGACTCCGCCCTCATGATCGCCGCGGCGACATGCTCCTGCCCGGGGAAAAACTGGGAGAGATAATCCTTGAACTTTGAGACGCCAGGGGAGACCTTGGTACCCGCATCGGGGCCCCAACTTCCGCTTGCTCCTGTATCCCAGCTGCCGCTGGCTCCACGACCGGGACGTGACCTGCGAATTCCGGACGCCCTGTCCGCCGCGTCCTGCATCTTTTTATCTCCGCGTTTGCCGAGGTCCACCGAATCGGTATACGTTTTCCATGCCTCCTCGGCTTCTTTCCAGAGCCCAGGAATGTCTTTAAGGTTACCGCTGCTGGCGGCTCCCATTGCCCTGGCCATAAGCATGATACCCCGGACAACGAAGATAAATGAGTTCACCAATCCGGAAAGTACGTAGGCCACTGACCCCAGCCAATCGAGAAATTCGGCCTGATCGCTGCCGACGTTGAATGAAGACAGTAAATCGCTCATGTCTTTAGCCAGTCCCGATACTGACGGCCCCATCATCTGGATTATGTCCCAGATACTTAGAAGGATGTCCGCCAGTTTTTGCATGGCCGGGACCATGTTGGCGACAAGCCAGTCATTGAATTTCTTCAACGCCTCGTGAACGTCCTTCGCACTTATTCCCAACTTTTTAAAAAGCTCGTACACAAACACCTGCATCATGTACTCGCCTTCGACCTTCATCTTCGTAAACTCAAAGCGGATATCCCGGATCTCCCGCATCGTCTTCTTGTAGTCGGGACCGAGCTTGTTCTGAAGGCCACCCTGAAGCTCGATCAGCTGGTCGAACCGTTTCTTCAGCTCCGGGTTCCAGGCTATCTCGTCCATGGAGTAGCCCAGGGCATCGACGGCGATCTTGACCTTCTTCGCCGCATCGGCCGTCATGTACATCTTCATGCCGAAGAGGTCGTAACCGAGATCCGCCTTCGCCACCTTGTCCATTAGGGTCACGGTAGCCGCACCGACCCCTATGAGCACCGCGGCTATCGTCTTGCCCGCCTGCACATAGGAGTTGGACATTACGCCCGTGCTGTTCATGACCATCTTTTTCTGCTGGTCAAGGAGCTGGTTCATCTTGCGGTATGAAGCGACGTCCACCCCAAAGCCCAGCGAGATCAGGTATGATCTCAGCGTGTCGAGTTCAGCCATTTCAGGTGCTCCTCGTAACGTCTCTGGTTCTCGCTTTTGACGGTTTGCATTTCATACCAGTCAAGCAGGTCAACAATGTCATAGGTTCCGTCCCATACTTCGCACTGTTTCCAATTGCCCGCCATGCACGGGGCATAGGCGAACTCGTCTAGGTTCTCGCATCGAACAGGTGTAAATCCTTGAAGCTCTCTTTCACCGCATTCAATGCGTTTCCTTGAAAAAAAGGGGACAGGTTAAATATCGCCGCGTGGCATATGAGAGCCATGACCGTGATCATGTCATCCTCGAGACCGGCCACTCCCCAGGCCCCCGTCTTCGTCCTGACCGGTATATCGGCCTCGGCCACGCCTCCGACGTTCGTTATCTCGGAAACCACGCTCAGGGCGTCGGTCTCCAGTTCCAAAAATTCCGTCTTGCTCATGGTTCCGATCTCGCCTGTCACCGCCATGGCAACATATGAGGCGTCCGTTATGGTCCCCCCCATGATTCCCATGGCTATGCCGCTCAGCCTCGATACGAGTTTTGTCGCGAAATAGGAACCGGTCAGGGCGTCGAATCTGCCGATCTTGAACCGGCGCCCTGACAATTCCACTATCTTGTGCGTTTCACGCTTCTGCTGCATGTTTCACCCCTTGTCGCGATCTATGCCGCTATGCTCTGTATATCTGCCGCCATAAGTGACCAGGATATGTTCTGACCCTGGCGCTGATACGGAAGATCTGGTTTTTTTCCGGGAGATATGCCGCTGATGACGTGACTCGTCCCGTCTGTCGTATTCCGGAGTGTCATCGCGGTGGCCGCCCACAGGCTCGTATCGCCGAGAATAAGGGCGTTGTACCAGTTGAGCAGCCATTTGTGCAGGTCTGATGTCTGCTGCACGCTGACGGTGATCGTGCCGTTGTTCCCGGCCATCTTGGAGACCATGACCGACCCGTCGGCTCCAACGTCATGAGCAGTCCTGTCCATGGCCATGGCGACGCTTATACCTCCTTCGCCCACTCCTTCGCCGGTGAAGACATAGGCGCCTATGGGTGAGGCGATCGCGCCCGAAAGGTCAAGAAAACTGTATGTTGTATTCATTTATATTGCCTCCTTTAAAGGGAAATTGAGGCGGGAATACTCGCCATGATATTTTAGGGCAGCTCTATCGTACGCCCGCGCCGCATCTTCCTTTTGTGTGAATATTCCGAGATAGATCTGTTTGCCGTTGATCTGGATTTTTGCAACCCATTTTTTACCCCTTGTCTGAAGCGATACGCCCTTATAGCCGGAAGGATTGAAGCGAACCATATTGCACAAATTCTGAGACCGTGTGCACGCTCTGAGGTTATACTTTTGGTTATTCAATCCGTTCCTGTCTCGGTGGTCTACGTCTAGCTGATCATAAGGGCCTACCCCCATAATCTCTCTGTGCATTTTGATCGCGATATATTTGCCTGACAGAGACTTCTCCTGCCTGTAGGCGTACCACAGCTTTCGTCCCTTATCAGTTGTGGCCGTCCATTTATGCCTATTCAGCCTTTCGAAGTCTTCGTCGTCAACAATGGCCACTTTTCCTTTTGTGAGCGCTATCTCTTTCATCTATTCACATACACTCCGATTAGGACGCTGTGAATTGCGCCGGCTTCCTTGATGGCCACGTATATCGACGGTGATTTCCTTGCTTCCCTGTCCGCCTGTGACTGGTCTGCTATCTTCGCCGCCTGCACGATATAACCGCTCGGCAGCGTGTCACCTTCCTTGAGATTCAGAATTGTCCTGCCCGTCCATGTGCCGGGGCCGACAAAGCCAATGACCCTCATCTCCTCGCACGCCGAAGCCACGGAATTGACTATCTGGGTGACGCCCGCCTCCGTCTGGGGTACTTTCGGAACCTTGTACAGGAGATCCATCACGTTGAGCTGAATCTTGTTGACAAGCATGTCGAGGTTGATCTTCTCGTCGAAGAAGGACCCGTTCGCCATTACGCCCTGTTCGAAGATGTTGTAGTAATTGGCATAGTTGAGATACACGTTGCCGTTCTTGCCCTCAAGGTTCGTGATCTGGGTTGAGGAGAGTTCCTCTACCGCGACACCGATCTCGTTCTTGAACTTCAGGGTGTAGGCGGAATTGGCGAGCTGCGTGTTGGCCCCCATGGCATAACCGAAGATAGCGGCGATCGCATACGGGGAATCCGTCGAATACTGCCCGATGGTCCGGCTGTACAGGCGGTCTTTGAGCCAGGTGAAGATGTCGGTGTCCGCCGATGTGA